GTGTGAGAAGGTAATGGCACCCTGGGTACCGTACTGTACTTTTTGTAGTAAGGATGCTAATCCAGAACCAGATACTGAATGGCGTCAGAAACCTATTATGGCTGTGTATGGGGTTATTGCTACAAATTTCCCGGATTTTACAGAAAACCCAGTAAGATTTGAAAGTTCTAGTGACCTTGTGTGTGATTATATAGATGAGTGTATACTTTATGCAGATAGGTTTTACGGTGTGGATGACCTCGACTAATGAGCGGAACTAAGAGCAGCGGAAATAGAGTAACGGTACCTATATACCAAAAGATGTTTGATTCATACGCTGAGCATCGTAGTATAAGTCAAGCCGCTACAGATGCAGGTGTAGGTATGGAAACTGCCCGGAAGTATATTGTTGATGGTAGTAGGGGATTACCATCTATAGCAAATAGAGTTGACGTAGTACTTAAGAAGCAGTTTAAGATAGAAGAAGACCAGTTAGCCTATGAACGTGCTATAGGTGCTGCTGGAAGACGTAAGGTACTTAAAGAAGTAGCAGAGGTACTACCTACAGTTAAGTTAGTACCCAAAGGTAAACCTGTAACAGACGAAAACGGTAAACTTGTAACCCATAATGGACGACCTGTTGTGGAAGTAGATGAAAAAACCATGGCATCTATAGTAACTACTATGCGTAATTTGTCTAGTTGGGCTGAGGCCGAAGAGAAAGCTGTTAATGGTGTACAAGATCAAGTACCTAGTATAGGACGCTTTAACCAAATCAATGTAAATACTACCGATCCAACCTCAATTGCGGAAATTGCACGAGAGGTTATAATTAAAAGTGGTATCAGTTCTAACAAAGGAAGAGAAGACGAAGCTGGAATCATTGAGGTTGTTGCTTCGGAAGCGCGGGCGAGAGAAGGAACTACAGAACCGGTCACCGAAGAAGATTGACACTACCGGAACTGAGAAGGATGCTATAGAGTTAGTAACGGACATCCGAGAGGATGAAGCTATTAGCTTAGCAGATGAAGTTCTTGCCTCTGAAGATCCATTGTCCACCCTGTCTGATCTAGCTAAAGACCAAGACCCCGCTATCCTCAACTATATCTTGGGTATGTATTCCTATGAGTATTTCGCTAAGAGATACCTAGCTCACTGGTATGAAAAACCCATGTCTAAGCTGTACCATGGTAAGTACTTCGAGATTCTACGGGCCGTGGAGTGCCATAAGATAGACGTACCAGCCGTGGTAGCTGGTCCACGTGGTTGGGGTAAGACAACTTCAGGTGGTGTGTTACTTCCATTACACTGTATTCTATATCCGAATTACGAACTAAATGATACAGGTGCATTCAGTATACTTAGGAAGCATTATTTCCTATTCTTTTCAATCACATTACGTAATGCCCAGCGTAATATGGGCAATGTATGTGCTGAATTAGAAGATAATGAGGATATAATCAAAACATTTGGGGGACTATATAGAGATCCAGACCGGGTTGGATTATCTGGTACACGAAAACCCAGAAGTAAAACGGTTGTAGAGACTCAGAATGGTGTACGCATGGAGGCTTATGGACGTGACAGTAAGCCCCGTGGTACGCTTTGGAAGGCTCACCGCATAGAACTGCTGATTAGCGATGATATGGAAGATAACGAGCGTGCTAGGTCGTCTGTGCGACCTGTGGAAGACTTGAAGTGGGTACTCACCGAGGTTATGCCCGCTGTTGATTTCGCTAAATATGGTAACATGCTAGGTCTAGGCACGGTTATTAACCCACATTCGTTTACTTCTCGTATGATAAAGCATGGTGAATCGGCTAATTGGCTCACTAAGATTTTCCGTGTTTATGAAGAAGATAAGGAGACGAAAGAGCGTACGTACTTATGGCCCGAATGCTACGGCCCTGCGTTCATTGATAAAGAGAGTAAGAACATTGGTGCGGCTGCTGTAGCCCAGGAATATCAGCAAGATCCAACAGCCGGTACGATGGAATTAACAAAAAAGCAGTGTGGTACATACGAGTTTGTGGATATAGCTGAACGGCTACATCAGATGCGTGTATTTATTGGGGTAGATCCGGCTGGTTCTACCACCAAACGAAGTGATTATACGGCGATAGTTCCTATAGCCTATGACCATAAGTCTAGGATTACGTACGTGTTACCCGCTTTTAGGGGTAAGATAGACACAATTCAACAACCCAAGCAAGTAGTGGATGCTTTTCTTCAGTGGCAAGAATATGTACAGATGATAGGGATTGAATCTGGTGCATATCAGGGTGCCCTTAAGGAATCTATAGATGAACTAGCTGTTACTGCTGGACTACGTATACCGACTAAGAAGTTACCACCCCCATACGGTGTACAGAAACATGATCGTATAGCTTGGCGTACCTACAGTCCTATAGCTAACGGTCAGATTTTATTTCTCAATAGCCCCGAACATGAGATTATGATTAACGAGTTAATCTATCTGCTAACTTCTGACTTTGACGATATGGCTGATGCTCTTGAGATGGCTATACGGTTGAAGGATCAGGCTATAGGTGCGGACTTAAAGACTAGGGGCAGTATGCGTGCCAACGTAGTTAAAAAGATGACACCCCAAGAACGCCAAGAATACCGTAGAAAGCGCCGTACTCAAAGGATGGCACGCTCCTCAGTGGGTGTGAGTAGAGTACGGTAATCTTTTTTGTTGACACCACGTGTATTGTATGATACAGTATTATATGTTGTTGGATACACTACAAATCAGTACAGAAAGGATGGTTAATAATGAATGATGCAGAATTAGGTAAAAAGTACAAAGACAAAATCACAGGGTTCAAAGGTGTATGTACTGGTAAGTGCCAGTATATAAGTGGGTGTGATCAAGCGTTGCTTGTGCCGAAGGTTGCAAAGGATGGAACAAAGCGTGAAGCGCAATGGTTTGACGTTCAAAGATTGGATGCGTGGGGTAGTGCGGTGGCGATAACGCTTGATAATACTGAAACACCTGGACCCGATATGCCAGCACCTATTAAGTAATTTGGTTAGAGTACAGGGAGTTACGATGTACATTTTATTCATACAAAAAAGCTTTACCCCTCGTTCACGTTTGCAAACAAGGGGTAAGCTCCAACCGATCCAACGCGGGGGCAACAATGCCCCCTCACCTTAACCGTATATATCGTACACTGTACTCTAACCTTTTGTCAAGTAACCTATAGGAGTATTACAATGTTTGGACTTGGAGCAACAGAACTAGGTATAATTTTACTGATTGTAATTATCTTTTTCGGAGTAGGAAAGGTAGGTACCATAGGCAAAGCAGTGGGTGATATTATACATGATTTGCGCAACGCTGTTAAGGATGATGATGTAGAAGATATTAAGAAGGGAGCTTAAATATGCAAGAATGTAGAGATGAGGGACTAGATGTACTGACTAGTAAAGCTAGTTTTGAAAACTTTCAAGATGCTATGGACCTATACCGAATCTTTAGACGGTAACCAACAATAGCAGCTAAAAACTAGGAGTCGGTCTTAAGTCCGGCCACCATCCATGATTTGTTAGGGTCGGGGTATGAGGTAATGGTTTAGTAAGACTGCTCCAGGAGGGCAACAACTTACTATCCAGCTAAACATTGTGTCTGCCCCGTCTCCTGACTTTTGCCACCCCGTGCGGTAACGTTTCGCCCGGTTCGTCCCGTTCTGGTCCTAGGTAGCGAACGTTACGGCGACCACGGGGCGGTTTTTGAACCTTTAAGTATTACTTAACAATTGACAAAGGAGCGGACTTATGGAAGTGATATATGTCGTATGGGGCAAAGAAGGAATAGCTCATCTCTCAGGAGTTGACTACCAGATAGAGTCAGGCTCAATGACAAACAAGCCGGTTGCCGCTTTTGAGTGTGAAGATGATGCACGCCAGTATTGCGATGTCAGCAAGCACAAAGACGTGTTACACATAAGTCCGATTACGTTCTACGCAGATACAGATACATAAAGGAGGTAAGTCATGAGTAAAACAGGTGACCAGGTTATAAATGATATGAATGAGTGTTCAGGGTGAGTGTTTACTAGGGAAGTAGATCCACTTACTACACAGTTATATAAACAAACAATACGTAAATTACATATAGAGTTGTGTATCTTATATGCTGTTGACGCAGTATGTATTATAGCCCTGCTGATTTTTATAATTTTGAAGTGTTTCCAAGGCCAATAACATACACTACTTGACAAATCCCCAATACTTAGTGCATAGTACAGTGTATTAACTAAGTATTGGGATTTTTAGTTTGAAGAAAAAGACTGAGATAGGTAAAGCTGTTGAAACTGGGCTAGCAGAAGCGCGTCGTACTGGATCTGGTTCAGTCTGTGTGGGTATAAAGCGTAGTGACGGTACCTTTATATCCTCAAGGGAACTAAGTCGTAAGGGTTTTAAGGTAAAGATGAGGGGTTATGATAATCCTGTACTGCGCCTTAAGTCTGATCCACTCAGCGGTAAGATAACACCTGGGGTACTTAGTCAAGAGCTAACAGAGCATGATGACAACTGGGCTAGTGTAGATGATATACTAGAGTCACCTTGGGACTTTGACCAGCTTTGCAGTCTATTATTGTCTAACGACACCCACGATGCCTGTATCCAAACTAAGGCCGCTGACATAGCCTATAGCGGTTGGGAGCTAGAAGAGCACCCCAAGCTTAAAGACCTTGGTATAAAGCGTAGCGTAATTGACCAGGCTAAAGAAGAGGTAATGATAGCCCTAAAAACATGGTCTGAGGGCCGTCCTATTGAAGACTTATGTAGAGATGTACACCTGGATTTCGATTCTATGGGGTCTGCTGGGTTCGAGGTTCGTAGGGATGCCAAAGGTTTCATAGCTTTAACAGGGCTTAACCACATACCCTTTAACACTATGCGTATATTGAAACGGGGCGGTACACACGAACCAGCTAGATATATACAACAACGTAATCAGACGAAGCGGTTCTTTGTAGATTTTAATCATAACGTAGAGTTTACAGATAAAGACAATAAACCATTTGATCCTACGTTTTCACCAATAGAGCAGTTTCCAGCATATAAAGATCGGGCTAAGCATATAAAGATAGCCGATAATATGCTAGTAGATCGTGACCACCCTGACGAAGAAACTAGGATGTTGGATCAAGCTGCATCTGAATTCTTCTTCCTAGCAAGGGCACCCTTTAATCTATCCAGTATATATGGAACCCCGGCAGGTGCTTCTGCTTATTCTGCTGTTCTAGGTATGTTAAAGCTAGATGCCTACAATATACAATTCTTTGAGTCTAAGGGTGTTCCTCAGTATGCTATTGTTATATCTGGACTTACAATGCCCAATCAAACGGCTGATGGTGATGCTGACGAAGATAATGTAGATGCTACAGCCCAGCTTGAGCAGATTATACAGGAGTTTTTTACAGAAGAACTTACTAGCTCTGAGCGCGGCGTACTAGTATTCTCTGCGTTCGGTGAAGCTACAGTAACATTTCAAAAATTATCGGCTGAAGAGATAGATGCCTCTTTTGAAACTTATGAGAAACGGTGTCAGAAGCGTATTCAAATAGCTCACCGTCTTCCAGATGCTGCGTTACATAAAGCCGATGTAGCTAATCTAGGTAGTGGTCGTGATACTTCTCAGTTACAACGCTATAGGGATCATATAGTTACACCTGGTCAACGTATGTTAGCGTCTATAATAAATAGCCTAATACGATCTGGTCTAATGATTCCTTACTTTAATTTCGTATTCAAGCCTATCAATGTAGAAGATGAGTATGCTCAGAAAGAATTACTCTTAACGGAGTTTGAAAAAGGTGCTATAACTCTAAATCAATACGCTCGTACTACGGGTCGTAAGACTTTACCAGAGGGTACAGGAGGAGATTCTTACTTTATACGTGGGGCACAGGTTACTATTGTAGATAATACCGGTGAGGTACAGACTACATTACCGGGGGATATACCCAATAAAAATCCTACTGAAGGTGTAGACTTAAATGAAGATATGGAGGCATAGGCCATGAAGAGATTTTTTTTGTTAGTGATTCCAATTGTATTTATAGGTTGTGTTAGTACCCCAGATTCAGTGTTACGCGCCGGGGCATATAGCTTGGATGCATCTGTTGTTGTAGAACATAATACTATAGCTACTATAGAGGAACTAGGTAATGAACTTAATACGGTTATCGAAGAAGCATACACGGTTCAGTTTCAGAATTTAAGGGCTAGTATTGTTAAACCTGATGGTACGGTTAATGCTGACCAGTATGATGCGCTACTAGCTGCTATATCTAATACGGTACAGGAAAAGAAAGAGGGTTATGATCAGGTTGTACAGGAACGCATAGATAGCATACGTTTTCAGTTTGCTACACAGAGACACCTGAATGACTTGGTACAGCGTTATAACTCTGCTACTGGTATATCTGATGCTACCTTTAACGAATTGGTATCTGGGGCAAGTGGGGTAGCTTCTGGTTTACTTGAGATGGAAGGTAAACGTCGTGTAGCCAGGGCTAATGATCCTGATAGGGTTGATTGGGATAAACTTATAAATATGTCTAAGCGTAAAGCCTACGACCACTTATGGGAAAAAGCAGATACATTTGATGTAGAAGTATGGAAAGAAGAAAGCGGAACACGTGTACGAGGTATACTGGACTTGTTACAAGACCGTGTAGGTACTTCTGATGCATCAGAGGAGCAACGTGCTAATCTGTTGGAGTTACTAGGTAAGATACGCGGTACAGTAGGGGCCGTTGAATAGGAGAATGTATAATGAATACTACTAGTCCGGAAACAAAAAAGACCATAATTAAAGCTATGGCATTGATAGCTAAGATGTTAAGTGATGATGATCTAGAATCAGTATATAGTTTTGATATACCTGAGATAGGTAATCCAGGTAGATTAAAAGCAACGTTAGATGCTCGAATGAAACCCCTACCTTTTACTTCTGAAGAAGTTGAGGAGACACAGAGTGACGTAGAACACGCTATTAAGTTTGAAACTAGGATCAATAAAGCTGCTTCTAGAGGTGTAATTGTGCTACATGCACTAAAAGATTTGATTCCGAAAGTAGCTGCAATGGCAGTAGGAGCATAGATCCCCCGTGTACTGGCTTTATATAACCGACACTATCTGCATCCTAAGTGCATCCCTGTCCCAACAACAACAGGTCGGTATCCCACAGTATAGAGCCAGTACACACTCTTTTAAGCTGTAACTATTTGACAACATAGTATGTATGGTAGTATTGTTATGTATAGTATAGGTGATGGAGGTTACTAGTTATGACATATTTGGTTGAGGGGTGTTCCCCTGTACTAACATATAAGAATGTTACAGTTAATGTGGGTGATTCTGCTGTAGATGGTGAACAACAGACTAAAACTACCCTACAAATTAAAGGTTTTATGTCTGTATCTAGTATAGATAGGCATCAGGAATCTGTAGATCCTTCTGCATTTGATCTTAATCAGTTCCGCAAGAATATGCAGCTATGGATTGATCATAAGAAATGGTTACGTAGTGATGGTAATGATGTTCCTATCGGTGTTGTGGATACAATAGATCCTGTTGTGGTTGAGCGGGGCGAGGGTGGGGATCTTAATGTTGTATCTTTGGATACCGATGAGGTTTTGGGGGTAGTTAATTCTGAGGAATTTCTTGTAAATTCTGGCGACCGTGGTATATGGATCTCAGCCAGTGTACAAGAGGAAGATGTTATAGACATGATAGAGGATGGCAGATATAAGTCATTCTCCTGGCAGGGAATCGCAGAGCAGAATCCTAGAACAGGTGAGATCACTAAGGTAGATCTTATGGAAGTAAGCGTTGTATCTATACCAGCGAACCCTAAAGCTTCCTTTGTAATAGCTAAGAGCTTGTCTCCTCTAGGTTCCGGCGAAGCTTTTGATGTATCCCAGTTTACTATAGCTAACGATGGCACTATTTCTGAGTTAAGTATTCTAAATGATACTGAGAAAGGGGCTATTGGTGTACATAATACAGGTACATCCACTAAGGCATGGAATGCTGATGAACATAAGAAGCGGCTAAAAGAAGATCAAGTAGCTACATATTATAAGCATATGTACACGTGGTTTGACTCTGATAAAGATACTAAGGTGAAGGGTACATATAAGTTCCCACATCATGAGGTTAGTAAGAGTGGTACAATCGGAGACGCTAACCTTGCAGCCTGTAACGCTACTATAGCTAACTTAAATGGGGCACGTACACCGGCAGATATACCAGCGGAAGATCGTGAGGGTGTATACAGGCACGTGGCTTCTCACTTGAAAAGTGCCGGTAAAGATCCTGTAAAGTTAAAGAGTGTAGATGACATAGTAGATACGGAATGGTCCGATACTAAGTTTGTTATATGTGGTATTTCTTCTGATGGTGAAGTTACTAAGTACAAATCTGATACTCTTAAAGGGGCACGTACCAGTGCCATAGAACTGTTAGAGTTGGAATCAGTTAGGAAAACTGTTATACTTAGTAACACTGGTACTTCAGTAGATGGTAATACGGTATTTGAATCTGTTGATATGTTTACTACTATGCTATGTGCTGACGAAAGTTCAAGTGATTTTGTAAAGCTAAGCGCGGCAGAGGCTTGCGCTTTAGGATTTGGTGTAGAGGATACGCCAGGTGAAGTTGAGGAAAACCTAAAAGGAGGTGATATTGAAATGACTGTTGAGGAAATGAAGGCTGCGTTTACAGAGGTTCTTGCTCCTATTATTGACCGGATTGATACACTTGAGAAGGGTATTGAAGACGATACTGAGGATATTGATCCCGACGAGGATGACGAAAAGGACGAGCCTGAAAAGACTGAGGACGGGTTAGATAAACCCGAAGATAACGAAGATGATGATAAGTCTGATGAACCTGTGGATACTGACGAGGATACCAGTGATGGCGAAGATCTAACTAAAGCTGTAGAAGAAGCTCTTACTAAGGGTATGAAGCAGGTTATAAAACCTATCACGGATCGTCTAGATAGGATGGAGCGTAAGCCCGCAAAGAAAGCGGCTTTAGGTGATGACGAAGTTATAGTTAAGAAGTCTGCGGTTGTTCCGCTTACCCCGGAGGAAAAACGGGAACAGAATAAAAGGGCAGCTTCTCGCGCTATGATACCACCGGATGTGAGAGAAAGGCGAGTTAGTTAGACATGTATACCATTAACCAACCGATCATCGTATTGTCACCAGTGTATAACCAAGAGGAGGTGAAGGTTATATGAGACGCAATATAAATGACGATTTTACTCAGCGATTTGCTGAAAATCTAGGCCGTCAGGTTAAGGCTAAGGCTGCTGATCCGTTTTTGGCATCCAGCTTGGATTCCGAGGGTACTAAGAAAGAACTAGCTGACGCATTTATCGACCTTGTTGTTGATGAGTCTGTTTTGCTACAGAACATACAGGTTCACAGGACTGACTCACCAGCAGGTGACCGCTCGTCTTTGAATATTACGGGGCCTGTAACTGAGGCGGCTTCTGAGAACGAGGAAGGTACTAATACTAGGCGTCCCTCGAATACGTCGCAGTCTTACTCTACCGTTAAGATGCGTTCTATGTTGGATCTTACTGGTGAGCTTCAAGAAGACAATATTGAAGGACCACGAGGAAAGAATACCATTACTAATATGATGGTTAAAGCTATTGCTAATGATATGGAACAACTCGCTATTGAGGGAGATGATTCTGTTAGTGGTAGTGACGACGTGTCACGTCTTGTTGGTGCTAACGATGGTTTTAAGGTTCTAACTGACTCAGGTACTGGTGCTCGTATCGTAAACGCTGCCGGTACTCAACCGTCTGATGCTCTTATGAGTCTGATGATACGTACCATGCCAACTAAGTGGAAAAAAGACAAAAGTAAACTACGGTTTATTATGTCTGACGGTGCTTCCCAGAGTTTGATGGATGAGTATGCGAGTCGTTCCACTGCTTATGGTGATGAGATGCGTAGGACTGGTGTTATGCCTGCAATACGCGGTATCCAGCCCCTAATAATTCCGTTGATTCCAGAGGATCTTACTTTTAGTGGTACCGATGGTACGACTGGTACGTTTATCTGGTTGTGTGACCCGACTCAATTCGTATATGTAATCCAACGTGATTTCAGTATGGAATGGGAACGTAAGGCACGTTATGATCGTGACGAGATGACGGTCTATATGCGTACAGATTATCTAGTGGAAACAGCAGATGCAATAGTCCGTGCTGACAATGTTAGCATTTGGACTGAACATGGATTTTATGGAGAGAGCGAATAGTCTTATTTCCATAATAGGTATTTACTTTATGAGGATGAACAGATGCGAACAGTTACACTTATACGACATGAAAATTATACCCATGAGGGTATAAACTATGCACGTGGCGAAGCAAGAACTGTTTCTGAAGAAGTAGCTGAGATTCTACTAGCTACATGTTACTTTAGAACTTCGTCTAATTCCAGTGAGCTTATTGGTATATCCAAACGTGATGGTGTTATAGGTGCTGAGCCTCTTAACACAATAGGGTCAGATGATCTAAATGGTAAACGTATCCTATTACGCAGGGATGGTGGGGTAGGTGATTGTGTTTTTGTAGGTGTAGTTGCTCAGCAACTTAAGACGTTATTCCCAGATTGCCATATCTCTCTAGCTATACCCCCGAAGCTTATACACTTTATAGCATCTTTTGATGCTGTAGATTCTGTTATAACAGTATCAGAGAGTACGGAGACTAATATAGTCTATAGCTATGACTACATCATACACTTTAATCGGGTACTTGGTAGTGAGAATAAGTTCACACTAGACGATAGAGACTACTATGTTGCACATTGGGAACGTGTAGGATTGCCTGTTCCTGTTGAAAAACCATTACCTAGACTTGAAGTAACTAGACTATTGGATAGGGCTGATTCACAGGAGAAAAGCAACATCTTATTGCGGTCTTGTGGCTTTGGTGAGGAGCCGTATGTTGTTGTACTACTTGGTAGCTCTAACCCACTAAAAAGAATACACTTAGATCCATTGACTAACATAGTACACGCCCTGTCTGGACCTAAAGCATCTACAGACAAGAATCCACAACTACGGGTACTGTGTCTAGGTGACGAACATGATCGGCATCTTAAGTTAGATACGCCTAGGGTAGCCACATCTACTGATCAGGATATACATGTTAGTGCTGAGTTAGTACGTCGAGCTACATGCGTCATAGGTGGTGATACTGGTTTGTTACATTTTGCTGCTGCTATTGGTGTACCTACTGTATCTTTATGGGGACCAACTGACCCTGAACTGTCTATGCCATACTATGGTCCGAGTCAAGAAGCACATATAACTCTAGCAGCCAAAGGTAAGTGTAACAAGCTACCATGTAAACGGTTAAAGACAGCCTTCTGTCCTAATTTCTCAGGTGACTTTCCTATCTGTATGCGTGGAATAGATGTTGATGCTGTAGTAAAGTCTGTGTATAAGTTAGTAGGTAAGTTTCCTACAAATGAAGCGTCTTCTACCAGGTCTAGCTTAGCTCCATATATAGATCCAAGATATATCAATGTAGCCATACTTATGGATAATACGGATAAGTATACGGGGGGTGGATTCTTTGCATGGCAACTAGCTAAAGCATACGCTCTCAGAAAGACGCATAAAGTATATGTATATACTGATTCCGATTCTATTATCTATGCTAAAGATGACCCTAATATACCCGGTCTTAACATTATACGAATATCAGACTTTGATAAATGGAAAGGTGCCCATTACCCCTTTGACATAATTATTGGAACACCACCTTTCCTAGGTAATGTAGCAGTAGAAGCAGCTAATAAAAATGACCGCGCTAAGTCTGCTCTGCTACTGTATGAGACACCAAATTATATAGCTACCTTTAGAGATGGATTAGACGGCAAAGAAGAATACTGGTCCGGATATAAGAAGGCACTGTTAGAGTGTGATCTGATAATGCCCATCTCACAGGTAGTAAAAGCAGCAATGCATGAGTGGGATGAGCAATTCAAAGATAAAAGGTCTTTTGTTACATGGCCTTGTGTAGCATCTAATATAGCAGATCCTATACTGGGGTCGGTTAAAAGTAGATCTAGTAATGAGCGCCTAAATAGAATCGTTATGATTAGCCGGAATACAGGCTACAAAGAACTACGAAATACTATGAAGGTACTAGTAGAAGACGTAGCTATACCCTACATAAGACTTACACCAGAGGTAAACAACATTGAATTACATATCATAGGAGATCATACCCAAGTATTACAGAAGTATGTAAAGGAGCTTTGGGGTCAAAATGGCGTTACTGTAGAATTTCATGAGAATCTTTCAGAGGAGGATAAGTGGAATTTACTTAAGACCACTAAGGTTTTAGTACACCCCAGTACGTTTGAGGGATTTGGTATACCACTTGCAGAGGCTATGTATGCTGCTGTACCGATAGTAGCCCATCCTCTGCCTGTATTCCACGATGTCTTCAAAGATAGACTACACTACTACTCAGAAGAAGACGAACTGTGTAAGGAAGTTACCGCTGTATTAGACGAATGGCAGTACATAGATAGGTCTAAACTTGAGGAAGATGTAGAGGAAGAGGAGTTTGAATTTCTTGGTTTGTTGGATACCGCAGCCTGGTATGCTCACCGGATGTTCCCTATTACGACTCTATCTAGTAAAACATCATTGATAGCTAAAAAGGTATGGCCCCATTTGCTAGGAGAAAAGCAGACAGCATTCGTAGCTGATCAACAGGCATCCTGTAGACATCTTCGCATAGCTTATATAACTCCCTGGGGTAATAGGTGTGGTATAGCTGAGACCACACGTCAGATTACGGATGAACTATCCTGTACGTATCATATCTTTGCACCTAACGAAGATGAGAAGACTAAGATGATTGTCCCAGATGATGACCGTGTAACTAGGTGTTGGGAACGTGCCTTTAATAGAACGTCTAGTCTATTTGAAGAGGTTGTAGGATTTGGGCCTCATGTTGTACATATTGAGCATGAGCATTCGTTGTTCAGGGATAATGCAAATTTCCTTAACTTCATACAGAGCCTGAAAAGTAGGGGTATTAAGGTGGTAGTTACTCAACATACCTTTGTATCCTGTAAATTCTTGGATGACCTGCATGGTATGGCTGATGTAGTTATACATACCAAGAAACATGATCTAGGTGAAACTGACAATGCTGAGTTTATACATCTACCTGTTACTCCAGTGGGACGTATAATTGAATCGGCAGCACGTACTGCTTTAGACCTACCGTTACAGGCCCCTGTAGTAGGTAGTTTCGGTATGTGGGAGGAACATAAGGGCTACAAAGAGTTCCTAGAGACGTACAGCGAGGTATCAAGTATAGTTGGTGATGAGCTTAGGTACATCATATTCGGGTGTCATCATCATAAATCCCAGTACCATGCTGGAGTACGTAGACGGTTTTTAGAACTAATCAATATTAAGAGGGTTATACTGAATACTGACTACGCACCTATTAACGAGGTTATAGAGTTCTTGAGTTCCTGTAATGTACTTGTATTCAATTACTCTATAGCGTCCCATTCGTCTGCCAGTGCTGCCATCAGAACTGGTATGTCAGTAGGTAGGCCCATTGTATGCACACACTCACCTATGTTTAGTGAGTTTATACACGAGGAACATGTACTAAAGGTTCCGTTTGGTGACCCTATAGCACTAAGTGAGGCTATCCAAAGGTTACTTCAGGATAAAGATTTGGCTAAGAAGCTTGTTGCAAATTGTGATAAGTACATAGAAGACCACAAACCACAAAGTGTAGCTCAAAGGCACGAAGAGTTGTATCAGAAGTTGACATGTGATATAACTAATACTGTTGTTGAAGAAGACATAGAGGATGAAGAGGTTGTGGAGGAAGACTGATGGACAGAAGAGACTTTCTTAAAACACTTGGAATAGGTGTTGCTGCCGGTATAATAGGTATACCTCCAGGTCGATCTGTAGCCGAAGTTGTAAAAGCTACTGAAGAGGGGCGCGTATATACAGCTTACTACTACAAAGGATCTTGGCATAGGCTTAATAAACCCATTAGCATACTTAAGTTTAAGTTAAATATGGGTGTAGATGAGCCTGGTTTCTATAAAGCAATGGAATGGTTAATGTCTAGAGGTGAAGCTAGTAAATCAAAAGATGTAGTAGAAGGACCGCCATCAGGAACACTAACTATGTATGTAGATGGCTCTAGAAATAAATCTTATAAGAAATCTCTACGTACAAGTTATGGTTTGAATATGGGTAATCAAATTAAAATGCACAAAGATCCAGTAAGTGGTTTTTGTTTGTTTATGTTTACGGAGGATGACTAATGAAGAATAAATCTAGCCGTAGAACGTTCCTTAGTGGAGTGGCCGGTCTATTTGCTGCTGCCGGTGTTGCAAAGGTAGCAGAGTCAACCAATGTAACATCTGATCGTATGGTAAATATTCTAGATGTAAGTACTCCGGAAATGGATATCCCAAAAATAGATACGGAGGCACTGCATCATATAGATGATAGTTTAGCAGATGCCTTAGATTTTAAGGGAGTAGACCTTGCTACTGGGGAAGATGAAAGTGTACATGTAATTTTAGATGTTACAGATGTAGACGTTGATGTAGGTGATGAACTACAAGTAAAGGTAGCGACTCCTAGTTCTTCTTCTTCAGTCGCTTGGCCCAATGATGAGAAAGAATTCCATTACTACTTTAATGGGGCTTTTCATTCGTTACCAGGTGAAGTAGTCAGTGTGAATGTAGAGTTAGATCAACATTTCTTAGATATAGATAGCCCATATTTTGATGGTGTTTCTAAGAAGATTCCTACTTTTGAAGAGGTAACTATAAAGGGTACATCCTGGGTTGGATTTCCTGAAATAGGATTTCAAAAATATGCACGTAGTATACCTGGGTGCGTAGAGTTTGATGTTGAAGAGGGTAGTAATAGAGTTACAACTATGTACGCTGGAAAACCTATACTAGTAAGATGGGAAATACACCCACAACAAAATAGAGAGGGTCAATGGGGTTATTACCAAGAGATAGAAGCCCCATCTGGTATGATGAATTTACAGTTTACAACTACAAATGAAGGAGCATAAGAATGCCGAATAGGATTACTGTAGGAATATCCGTATATGGTGACTGGGAGTACCTTGATATGCTGCTCCAGTCTATACGCTGGTACACCTATGAAGAAGAAGAGTCATTTGATATTGTTGTATGTGATGACGGTACCAAAGCTAAAGACCTTGAGCTATTTAATAAGATAGGCGAGACTACCCAGAAATACGGGGCTTCTTTTCTATACCATGAGCAGAATCAAGGCATACCAGCTACCTGGAATCATCTGGCTAACTCACTCAATGCTGAGAGCGAGATTATAGTAATTCTAAACAATGACCTATTGGTCGTACCTAACTGGCTAAAGGTTGCTACGCATTTCCTAGACGCTAACAAAGATAATCCACATGTTGGGTCTTGTTACTGGAATCCTGTTAATGGTGTGCCGAAGGACATGATGAAGCTGTGGCTACCTACAATAGGACATACTACATATGAATTAAGAGACCAACGTACTGGTAAGCAGAATGACTTTAATGACCAGTCTCATACTGATGTACGTGTTGGTGCGAACCAGGGTCTTGGTAGGGTTATGTGTCCTTGTGGCTGTTGTTTCGCCTTCACTAGAAAGGTTTGGAATGAGTGTGGCCCGTTCCCAGAGCACTACAGGTCATTCCATGAGGAAAGCTTGTTTGGTACACACTGTGCCCAAAAAGGCCGCGCTTCATTTGGTTTTGCATACCCTAGACCGTATCATACACATGGTGCAGCTTTTGCATCTAATCCAGAGTTAAACGGTTCTCAGCGTATGGCAGCTTCACGTAGAATGTATAGGGCTGAACTAAATATACCGGAGAGTATACCCGGTGACCAGTACTTTAAGTGGGTAGATGATCAACTCATGCCTAAGATACCAAAGACAGCACTTAAGTTCTTACGTCCTAACTATGATTTAGTACCAGAGACACGTACTTTAGTAGGTGGAGAAGAAATGCTACTGCCTGCCCTTGAGGAAGTGGAGGATGAATTCTAATGTGTACTACTAAAGAAGATAGTGTGTGTAAGTCAGAAGGTCTTTACGCTGATGACGAAGTTATAGTAACAAGGACATGTTTAGATGACTTAATAAACAGTACAGTAGTTACTCTTTGTGTAGCTACAGATTGTGAGTATAATCATATACATAGTAAAATAAACCCTTCCGCTACGTGTGTTAGGAAGTTTATTGAGATGGCTAGTGATGGATCGTGTGCATGGAGA